ACCTACTGCACTTGTCGCTTGTACGCCAGTAGGCTGAACCGTGACGTTCTCTATCGCAGTGACACTTACTGAACCAACTGCACTTGTCGCTTGTACGCCAGTAGGCTGAACCGTGACGTTCTCTATCGCAGTGACACTTACTGAACCAACTGCACTTGTCGCTTGTACGCCAGTAGGTTGTACTGTGACGTTCTCTATCGCAGTGACACTTACTGAACCAACTGCACTTGTCGCTTGTACGCCAGTGGGTTGTACTAAGGCATCTGCTGTTACAGTTTCGTTGCCTAGCGCCGCAGTAGCTTGAACGCCAGTGGGCTGGACTGTTATTGGTACTGATATGCGGCCATTCCAAGGGCCGGAACTCCATGTACTTCGGCCCCACCCAGTAAAATTGGTGTTTTGTGCAGTAACTCGAGGAGTTCCTACTTGCGCCAACCCCTGAACACCTGTTACGGGCGGGTTAAGCTGCCCAGTTTCCCCGGTACTTGATACTCCAGTAGGCGTTACTACTGCATCAATTATTGGTATGGCTTGTACTGACCCCAATACACTTGTAGCAGATACTCCAGTAGGCGATACAGTTACACCTTCAGGCTGGGGAGCTTCCTCCTGCAAAACTAACGTCCCGGCAACCCACGCGTCATTGCCGCCACTAAAAGCTCCGGGGTCTTCAGTTCCCGCAGAAGTTATAGCTTTATATGCTGTGGATGTAGCCGACCCCTGTCCTGAAGGGGTAGTCCTAGAAGCGGTCGTATACCCAGAAGGCGGGTCAAGGGCTACATCATCATCGTCTAGGTGTCCAACTGCGAGTACCCAGTCATCCGCCTCTACACTTACTGCCGGGGGATCAGGGTTACCGGAAGTATTAGTGGTAAAGGATACGGGGACTTTTACATACTCTAAACCGCGAAATACTGCAGCTACAAATGTGACTCGTCGTAGCGTGCGGGTGCCAGTAGTGGATGCGGTTACGGAAGTCTCCGTACCGTCGGACAATTTGTAAGCGGTAATTGCCCTGCATCCGCGAATAGCCCGGTACGCTTCAGTGTATCCCGGAATAGACCAAGCGGTATAGTTGCCCCCGCCTGCTGTTAGGGCTACAACTATCATGTCTCCGGCTTGTAGACTTATCCCACTAAGGTCTATAGTGAACGAAAGCTGATTATCGCCGGTTGTGTTCGCTCCCCCTACAAAAGACGCCACGACTTACCCCTCCACAACTGTATTAGGGTAAGTCGTCACGAACTCCGCGAGGTGGGGCATTGCATGCCCCCAATTAAGCTATACGGAGGATAGCGTTTGAAGCGTCAGCTGTAGGGAACTGAATAGTAAAGTCACCAGCAGTAGCAGTCTTATCTGAACCAAAGTCCAAAACTGCCACAGCTTTGTTACTGTCACTAGAGTTATAGATCAGCGCTCCACGAGCGGTAATAGTGGCCGAAGACCAAGTAGTATCCGCAAAATCAACATAGGCAGTGGTGCCAGAAGAAGTTGGAGTTACGTTAGTCAACGTGTTGCCGCCAGCACTATAGCCGGTACCGGTTACTTCGTTGCTAGTAGTGTACGCAGTAGTAGCGGCACTTAAAGTAGCAGATGAAGTATACAAGGCGATTTTAAAAGTATCGCCAGTAGAGTTAGTAAAGTCGTGTTGCCCTTGCAAGAGTTGAACCTTGAAAGAAGTACACATTGCTTGTGTAATAGCCATTAGTTAGTCTCCTATACGACGTTGGTTCGTGGCTGCCCCGAGCGGTAGGTATCCTCGCGGAGCTTACCATCACCGAGATTCTTGAGCAGTGTAACAGCTTGGATGTACAATTTCTCGTACATGGCGACCAAGTCTGCCTCACCCTTCATAAAGCGGATCGCTTGTACTAGCGCCCCGTTTAACAACGCAGAATCAAACTCCTCGCCCAACCATGTGGTTCCAGCGGTGACGATTGATTCTGGGTAGTATCCGTAGTGAAGTTCAACTTCATAGCCGCTGTCCGGTGTCGGGCCAACGATAAAGCTGTCTTCGTCAAAATAAGCGTAGTGCTTAGGCAAAGCCGTACTGTTCGGGTTGGGGTAAGCCTCACGCAAAAAGTTCACATCTTTGTTCAGCAAGAAGTGATATTCGCCCGTACCGTCAATTACCGCTAGGCTGTATGAGTACAAGAAGTCTGAAGGCGAGCTCAAGTATTTGTTGCCGGAAGTTAGATTCCCAGTAACATTTTTACGTAGCGCTGGGATCTGAACAGTGTTGTATATAGTCTGCTCAGCCTGCTGCACGAACATCGCAAGCTCATCGTCCGAAAACGTGTTCTCGCAGATGTCCTGTATGTTAGCCTTCAGCTCAGTGTAATTCATGCCTTACGCCATTGGCCCTCGAGCATACAAACCTTTAGTTGCAGCACCAGTGCCGCGGACTTTTACGCCGCCGCCCTTAGCCATTTTCTTTACGTTCTTGTCTTTGCTACCGCAAGACGACTTGTTCATTTTCTTACGCATCTCTGTCTCTCCTATGAGATAGACACTGTAACAGTGCCGATAAATCCAGTGCCAACCGCTGGCCGTACTGGGATAATCTGTGCTCGACTTTGCGCATATTCCGCATTGTCTGGGCGTGGATCTCGGATCGCTTGTGGATCGTCAACCGGGAACTCGCCTAGTTTAAGCTGTGGGTGATCATAATCCCAACACTCTCTACAGGCTTTTGTGTTCGTGTTGCGGCCTTTGACGTAGACATTTTTAAGCTCAGTGAGCTTGTAGTCGAATCCACATACGTCGCATATACCGCGAGCTTTCCTTGACGAAGCAAACCGTGTAGCCATTTTACACCCGCATCATGCGAGGGACAAACCGGAAGGGCGTTTTCTCTCTATCCTCCGCAGCGGCCAACTCAAACTGTTCTTCGTACACTTGCTTCAGCATGGGCACCCGCTCAGTAAGCTCTGGTACTTTCATAGCTATGTAGTAGGCCAAGCCCGCTACCAAACACGGGAAGAACCTAAAGTTCATGTCCGCAGTATTCATGCCGTCGCCAGCATCTTCAATGCGACGCATACGCCAGTAAGACAGCACATAGTCGTTGCTGTCCGGTACAGGCCATACGTTGATCTTAGGAGCGTCTCGCAGGCGCTCGATATACAACTGAATTGGACGTCCCTGTACTAACTTGTTTGGGATCGAGGCGTACGTGCTTACACTAATACGGCTGATCGTCAAGTCTTGTTGGGTTGAGGCATTGCCTGCACCCGTACGTATTTGATGCTCCAGCAGATCAATCGTGTCCGCTGGCAGCGTATATTCTGATGTACCAGCGACGAGGCTTACTGTGCCTTCGTCGATAGTCCACATGTTAATGCCTCGGTTCTGCCACTCAATCGTCATCAAGTTCATTGAGCGACGAGCGGTACGTAAGTCGTACCCAGAACGCATTTCACGTCCGGCACGTTCCCACGCTTCCTCGGCAATCTCCGTGAAGTCCATGTTAAACGCTGAAGTGCCTGACGTAGCCATTACTTCTTCTTCCTCTTCAAGGGTGTAACCCGTTTAGGTTTACCCGCCGGTTGACCCAGTTTCTTTTTCTGGGCCACCCGAGATTTTTTCTCTGCCGCGGTCATCTCACCAGAAGTTTTAGGTGTTTTGCTAGACACACGTTTTGTGGGTCTGCAATACGGAGTACCGCGTTTCTCACCGGCTTTACGCCCGCAAGACTTACCCGTGCGGACGTCCTTCCAGTCTTCCTTAAACCACCGCTTGAGCGCTTTGCCCTTTTCGGTTTTACGAACGGCCACTAGCTTTTTTCTTCCTGCATTTGGCTATAGCTCCAGAAGCATAAGCGGACGGAAAGACTTTGTACTGAGACTTTACCTTCCGGTAGCAGTCGTCCTTCACCGTCCCGCCTGTCTTATAGTAGCGTCTCATTAGACCATCTTGCAGGGACGTACGCCTTTCTTAGCGCAACCTGCGCCACGTACTTTGCCGCCTTTAGCGTATTTCTTGCTTCCGCAAGCCATGCCGCCTTTAGCCATCTTCTTCATGCCTTTCATATCTTTACCCTTTTTAGCCATACCACCTTTGGCGTACCCATAAACTTCTTTGCGCGCTCGCATTTGTGCCTCGTCATCCCTAGAGGATGTTCCGGTGCCGGCTTCCCTAGCACCCTCTCCGAACCGAGAGTTGCGCATTTTGTCGCCGACGCCGTCAAAGAATTTGTTAATCTTCTTGTTAGCGCTACTACCTTTCTCGCCCTTCTTCCGCTGTTCGTACTTAAACTTTTCTTCCTTGTAAGTCTGATCTTTTATGTCTTGCTTAAACTTTGCTTTTTTCTCTGCATCTGTCATGCTTTTCATTAGATTGCTCCTACTTATAGCCATCTGGTATTACCTACCATTTCGCTTTGTCTGCCCAATAGGCAGCGCTCATTTTACCCTTCTTGATGTTTTTGGCGTGGCGAGCTTTGAAGGACGCACGTTTTTTCTTCATGCGATCAGATTCTCCAGCCTTGGGTTTGCCAGCGGTTTTAGCGCCTTGCTCCCCAAAACGGATTACCTTTTCCTTGCCGCTCTCGCACGCCTTAACAACGTGAGATTTCTTAGGGTGTGATGGCGTGCGTTTAGGCTTGTTGCACGCCATCTTCCCTTTGTCTACTCGGCCACCCGATGCGTAATATCTGCGCATAAGATTAGCTGTAGAATACAGTTATTGCACTGATATTGGTAAAGGTCTCAATGTAAACGTCAGACTCACAGCGTATGCCGTAATCTGGGATGTTCACCGAGTGAGAGTCCGAAGCCAAGAAATCAATGTCAAGTACCGTGCTGCCGCCGCTGCCGTCGGTAATCTCCAAGCGTCCAGCGCCACCACCAGTGGTGAGCACTTGAATTTGGCGAATACGCGCTGGGCCTACAGCGAGAGAGCCTGTTGCGGCTACTCGTTTGGTTCTAACGTCTGAACTAGGCATGAGTTTCTCCTCTAGTTAGTTCTAGGGATTAACCTGCCGATACAGTCAGAACGCCGCTATCACTCCAAATCTGACCGGCAACTGACGGATCAGAAGTAGGTAGGTTGGCCATGATGATGCTCGCGCCGTCGATAGAAGAGTCGCCAGAAACAGTAAGATCAGTGGCAGTTACGTCAGCAGCGATTACGTCGCCGGTTACGTCGCCTTCAAAACCGTTATCAGAAGCCACTGGGCCTGAAAAAGTAGTACGTCCCATGTTAAATCCTCACATGCTAGTTTGGGGGGTGTCTGTCTGCATGTCGTCAGCCGGGTACTGTCAGACGCCCCAATAAGTTTTCCCGTAAACGTATTTGTACACATCACGGAGTAATAAGTCAACCGTTATGTTTCCTGCATGGGCGTGATGCTAGAAGTTCATTAGTCAGTGCGTACCCGAACGCATAAAATACGGCCTCACTGTGGAGGAGTTTACTATGTTGATCGGGTTTTTACTTGTGGTTACAGGGCTTTTGGGCGCTATTTTTGTAGAAGATATTGCTAAAGCATAAAAAAGGGGAGCCGAAGCTCCCCTTTCCGTAGATGCCTAATTAGGCACCGGGGCTTCCGTACACACCCAGCGGGTCAGATACGCCGAAGCTGTATCGCTCGCGAGCTTTGTAGCGGCTGTTGCCAGTATCGAAATCTGCATCCATAGATGTAGACATCGGAGTACGGACAAAGTGCTTCAAGCCGTTGGGGATGTCGGTCATCAGGAACCAAGCATTGGTATCCGTCAGGTAGTGGTTAACGGAGTATCCGCCGGGGATAGAGCCGTTGTTGCGCAGGGCGTTAAGATCGTTGTCAGCAGTAGCCACACGACCCTCAGTCTCCAACAGGCGAGTAGCAACGAATTGCAACGCAGGTGGGATAATGAGTTTCTTGGGCTGAGCTGCGATCAGAAGACCACGCTCATCAGTCCACTGGCTGATACCGATAACGGCGGCTTCAAGTGAAGTCTCGTTAAGGTCAGCAGCTACAGCAGGACGGTTAGCATTGGTGCCGCCAGAAACAAGTGGGTGATCAGTAGCACACAATACTTTGCCGTCACCGTAAGTGGTGCCAGAGAAAGCGTTGTTGAGAACTGAAGCAGCCTTAACTTGCTTGGTGTACGCCATAGCACGAGCCAACGCTTTAGTATAACGAGCAGACAGTGAGTCATACAGGTTATCTTCGATAGCTTCTTCAGTGATGCTGAAGCCCATCGCGATGGTTTCGTGAGTGTAGCGTGCAGACCATGCTTCTTGTGCGTTGTCATATTCGATGGCAGAGCCTTCGTTTTTAACAGGTGCAGCAGAGAAGCCAGACAGCTTGGTTTCTTCTTCAAAAGAACGATCAGAGCTTTCAGTCTCGAAAATCTCTTTGTGCTCTTCGCCGTATTTCGCGTACTCAAGACCGAACAAAGCGTTAAGTCCGGGGAGTAGCTCCTTCAATAACTGGGCGCGTGAAATTGCCATGTTGCGTTACTCCTTATACGCCAGTGGTGTTGTTAAACTGATGACCTGCGTTCCATTTAACGAGGGCTTCAGTGTAACCACCAGATGAGTTTTTAGTCTCTTCAACCAAGCTAACAATGCGCAAAGGCAGGGTGTCAGTAGTGGCAGAAGTGTCCGAGATACCGATGGCAGAGTTGCCGGTAGCAGTATCACCAGCTGAATCAGGAGTGATCATGGCTACGTTAGCGCCAACATCAGTCTGAGCCAGATCGCCAATTACTGCGGCATCGCCACCAGCAGAAGACAATACAGCGACTTTGAACAGGACGTCAGTGCCATCAGCAACTACAGCTTCAATATCATCTGCTACAGTGCCAGTGGGGTAGTACTGACGGAAGACCTTGTAACCAAGAGTCGGGTCAGTGTACGAACATCCCAAAAATACACCGATAACAGCCATTGCCGCGTCGGCAGTTTCGTTTTCGATGGTTCCACCGGTTACCAACTTAACAGCTGCGCCGTTGAAGATGTTAGCAGCGTAGCCGCTAGCAATCTTGTAGGTGCGAGTAACGCCCACGAAGGGGACGCCGCTAAGCAGTTTAACCGGAACTAGGCCGTAAGGGCCGTTAACAGCGGGGTAAGCCATGTTAAGCTCCTATTAAGTTCCATTTCCAAAAGTAACCTTGGATTTCCTGTCGTTGAACAGGGGCATCCGCGGATCGTTTTCTCTCATAAGGTTGTTGTCCACAGAAGCCATCTGTGAACGAGTTTGGTTACCGTAGTAATCATTTCGTTCTTCGATGAGTTCTACAGGTGCCTTGCAAAGTAGCAGTCCACCAATCACGACATTGTCCTTGAATCGCTCGTTTTCTACCGATACTAAAGTAATCTCGGGGTGATCGCTGGCTTTGACCGGCTCCCAACCTTCACGTAGTTTTGAGGACACGTTCATGGCATCAACAGTGCCTTGCGTGCTTACACGCACCCAGTGAAATTCATACCCCGGCTCAGGATTAGGGCTGGGCAGGAGTTCCGGCCGTTGCCATGCCTTGCGCTGGGTTGTTTTCTCGCGGGTTTGTAGCTCACGATTTAGTCTGTTCTCAGCCATTTCCATTCCTCATATCTAGTGCAACCTGTTTGGCGTATTGTTCGGGAGATAATCCCAAGCGCTTAGCTAGTGTCAATTGTGTTTGCGTTAACCTAATTTTCTTAGGTGCTGTGCTCCGCGTAGCGGGTGCAACCACATTTGATCGCTGCTTAGTCACTTTTTCTTCTGTTTCCCCTTCAAAGTTTTCGGGGAACAATTTCCGCATACGAGTGTCAATGCGCTCGTAGTATTCATCGCTGGTTGGGTCTACACCCTCGTTCACCAACTTGTTATGCAACCCAATCGCGTAGCTTGTCATTTCGACGTCTTGGTTAAACCAAGGATTCGCCTCTTGCCAATCTTGCGCCTTCGTGTCTACGACAGGATCTTGGGCGGTTTCAGCCTCCAGTTGTACAGGAGTTTCTTCCTCTTGTAAAGGTGGTAACTTGAAATTATTTATTCTGTCTGACTTAGATCTGACAGCCGCTAACGCCTCTTGCGCTTCTACAACAGCATCTGGGTCACCAGACTCGTAGGCATCGCGATAGGCTTTTTTGGCAGTCTCGTACTCAGACGTGACAACTCGTTTGGCTTGCTCGAGCAGGGCTTCTTGGCTCTTGGACATATTGCCCTTGAGCTGTTTGTTCTCCTCAACAAGTTTCTGTGCTAGACGTTCCAGCTCTTGGCGTTCGCGCAAGGCTGCTTCTTTAGCACGTCGTTCGTCGTGGTAGCCCTTACTGAAGTGCTTGATGCGCTGCTGAACTTTATCAGAATACGCTTCTAACTCTTCGTCGGTTACTTCCTCGGGTGGATCTGAGGGTTTACGGCCACGATCAGCTTTAGGGGTATCGTCAACTACTTCTAGCTCGACTTCTTCCTCTTTAGCTGGCTCAGCTGCAACTTCTTTCTCAGCAGCTGCGGCTTTCTTACCGCCAATATCCACTTCGATTGCACTGGAAGGCTCGACCTCGAGACCTTTCTTGTCTTCTGCGTCCCCTTCCGGGAACTCAAACTCAACTTTCTGAAACGGCATACATCACCTCTTATGCGCCAGTGATTCCACGGGGATCTGCAATAACAGCCTCGATGGAATCGTCGTTCATTAAACGGAATTCTTTTCCGTTAACCTTAAACCGTGTGCCGGTGTTCATGCGGAACATTACGAAGTCCCCCACTTTGCACCACGGGCCTGTTGGGAATCGGTCTTCGTCGGCATAGGCTTGCTCGCCGACATCTACCACTGCACCCATAATCGACAGGATTTGCTCTTTCTGCTTAGCATCAGCAGTCTTGATCAGTCCTGAGCCTTCGTAGGCTTCTTCGATTTCGGGTAGAGCGACTAAGAGTCGATATCCTACCGGTTTAGGAAGTTGAGCTTCCCATTCCGCATCAGTTGTCTTCTGAGTATCAGTCATCGTCATCATCCATATAGTTGCGCGAAAGGTCTTCTACGTGTGACATACAGGCTTCGAGACCTCGAACTAAGCCTGTAACTTCCTTGTATTGGGCGAAGTCTTTAGCTCCTCCCGCTGCAAGAAATTCTAATGCTGAGGTTTTATCCTCGTTAAACTTTTTCATAAGCACGTCAAAGACGGTAGTAGCCACGATTATCTCCTAGGGTTGTTGTCCTTCATGGTTTTAAGCAGCTCGAGATCTAGCTTGCTGCTGTCCCGCCGGCGATCCGCTGCGAGCTTGGCTCCCTGCTTCTCTGCTTCGAGGTCAACTTCTTGCTGATCGATCTTGAGTTTCTCGGCCTCCAACACAGCGTCAGCTTGGGCTTCTTTAGCCTTCTGCTGTAGCTCGGCCTGTCTAAGCTGCATCTCTGCAGCATCTTTCTGGGCTTTGCGCTGAACTTCTTGTTGCTTGACTTGAAGTTCGGCTTGCTGGAGCTGGAACGCAGGGTCTTGCTGTTTGGCTTGAGCTTGCTTCTGCGCAGCTTCTTGCTGGTGCTGCTGCGTAAGCTGCTTGCCTGCGTCGGCGACTAGGCGAGCCAACTCTACCTCGATCTGCTCGGGCAACTCTTCTCCCGGCGCGGGTAGTGGGGCACCTAGTTTCTCTTCGATCTGCTTGCGGTACTTGAACGCCAAGTGTTCAGCCATGTGAGCCTGTAGCGAGGCCATGATCTGCTGAGCTTGTGGGTTCTGTCCGATAGTCTGGGCAATCATAGGATCTTGCATGAACGCGGTATGCGCGGCCATGTGGGCATCGTGGTCTTGGTAGATAAACGCACGGATTGGTTTGCCTGTCAGGGCATCCATGTTTTCGCTGACCGGATCGGTCGGTTTCGCATCGTCCCGTGTTGGGACTAGTTTGTCGGCATTCTTGATGCCGAGCACGTCGATCATCTGCCGATGTAGCTGAGGCAGGTCGTAGATCTGAGGTGCTTGCTGCGCCATCTGTAACACCGCTTGGTACTGTACGACACGCTGTGCCATCGTAGAGCTGTTCGGGTCACTGACGGGAATGACGTCAACCATCGCGTAGTCTGAGCGACGAGCTGTTACTTCACCACGATGTGGCTGGTAGATGTACTCTTCGCTAGCGTACTCCGCAAGGATCGCTTTTAGTAACTTAAACTCCTGCTTCATGGCGTAATGTACCCGAGCTTGCACCGCGGCCATAGGCTTCAGGGTACGCTCGAGCAGTGCCAGTGTGGTACCTACTGGCGCGTTAGCCGACATGTCGCTGATGTTCATATCACTGATGGCGCCAAGACGACGGCCTTCGTTAGTGATTTTGTCCAGCAAAGCTAGCAGGGTTTGGCTAGGTTCTTTATAAGGTAGCGGCATGATGTTGTCGCGGATGTTACCTGACGGTACATCGACATCTTTCCACTCGCCCGGTGATGCCGGAGAGTCGTCGCCTTTAATACGTAGTCCACGTGACTTCAAGCCGCTTGGCAAGTTAGCCAGCGTGCCTGCATCAACGAGTTGACGTATAATAGACGTACCTGCTTTGGCGTAACCGCCAATGATGTGGATCAGGCCTAAGCCGTAGAATCCAAATCCGGGTACGTACGCATAGTGTACGAAGTGCTGACGTTTAAGCGTCAGAGGATCGTCTTGGTTCCAGTTCCGCCGCACGGAAAGGATCTCACCAGTCCCACGTTCAATGGTAACGACATACGGCTTCGCAATCTCATCATCAGATTCATCAACCCCGTCTATAACCAAATCAGCGTGCACTTCGTAAATTGCGTAGCGGTTGTCGTCAGTAAGAGAGTAGCCACCCTCTTCTGCTTTCCGCTCTTCAATGTCGGTGTGGAACGGCTGTGGCTCGTCCAGTTCAATGTCTCGGTAGAACCCAGCGGCTTGCAACTTACGCAGCTCGTTCTTGGTTCGACGCATGATGTGCGTAACACGTTCTGCTGTCTCGATGTGGCTTGCGCCGTAGGGCACAATCACGTCTTCAGCTGGGATATATACGGCAGCTTGGCGGCCTATGTTGGGATCAAAATACACTTTCTTGAACGCAGAACCGGCTAGGCCAAGGCTGTACAGCATCCGCTCATGCTCTGGGCGGTACTCAACCATTGTCTCGGTCAGCTCGTAGTTCATGTCAGCCTGCACGCGTTGTGCGGCTTCCGTCTTCTCTTTAGTTTCTTCACCTAATACTTTAGTGCGAACAGGGCCAGACGAGGGGAATGTCTCGCTCATTGTCTCTGCTTGGAAACGTATGGCAGCTTCTGCTAGGACAGTTGAGTACACGCCACAGGCGCCTTCCCAAGGTTCAGTACGCTCTTCGTATTTGAAGCCCAACACGTCGAGACCTTTAACAAACGTATCGGCCCAGTCTTTGCGGCTCTCGATGTCCGCTTCGACCAACCCGATAATCTCGTCAGACAGCTCACGTAGCGCACCTTCGCCCATTACTTCAGCGAGGTTAGCATCAAACGCGGTAAACTCATCTAAGCCCTCGTCTGGGATCAGTGTGATCTCCATAGAGCCGTCGTCCAGCATTACCATGTCAGGATTAACGATTTCAATCTCGAGATCCGGCTCCATGCCTTCCTCAAGCTCCATCATGTCTTCCGCTTCTTCGTCGATCCCTTTGGGAGCTTCGTATAAACCTTTCTCAATAGCCATCGGTATTCCTCTTAATAAAACCCGCTCTTGCGTTGTTTGAAGTAGCGCTGCTCTTCCGGCTCATCGGATGGGAGTCGTATGAACCCACCTTGCCTGAACCGCATCAGCGCCATAACTGTTGAATCCACCAAGTCATCGTGACTCATAAAAGGAAACCCGGCGATCTCTTCTACTACTTCTTCTGCCCATCTGGTAGGTGGCACCCATACTAAACCCGATGCCACAATGTCTGCAACTGAGTTAAGCCGTGCTAGTTTATCACCAGAACCCCTGTGAGGGGTATACTCTGAAACAGGCAACCCTGTGCGCCGCATCTCTTGGTAGAGCGCAGTACCCGCACTTTTCTTCTCTACGATGAACGCATCTGGCTCCCACTCACCGTACTGCTCGACGGCCATAGCCTTGAGTTCTGGGAATTCGTACCTACCTTTAATACTGTTGAGCAGGATAATGTTGTACGCGTCACGCTCTTCGTTGAAGAACACGCCCCACGTCGTGAGTGCTGTAAAGTCAGCACGGTTGTGTGTTTCTGCCGCGGCATCGAGTGACATAATTATGTACTCGCAACTGGGCGGGTCTTCTCTGTCCCACATCTGCCACCAGTCGCGCTTGATGAGTGCCGCTTCTTCTGCGGTCGGTTGCTGTTGATACTGAGCATTCCACTGGAACGCCGGCATAGATGCCTTGGTACGCAGTAGTGCCTCAAGGTCGAAGAACTCCGGCCACAACGGTTTCTGAGAGGGCTTACCGTCTTTATCTACGGTGTCCAGTATGGCGGGGAACTCTACGACTTCGTACTGATCCGAACCAGAATTCTTGGCCATGTCGTTAACCACACGCCCAGTTAGATCGTCCATGTGCCATCGTGTCTGAATAATGGCTACACGCCCGCCGGGCATGAGTCGCGTACGAGCACCGAATGTGAACCACTCGTAGGCCTTCTCGAACACCTCGAAGTTACCGTTAATCACGTCTTGCTCCGAGTGAGGATCATCGACGAGTAACAAGTCAGCACCACGACCTGCCAGTGCCGAACCGATACCGCACGCATAATACTCACCCGCGGAGTTAGTATTCCAGCGACCGGCCGACTTACTATCTGACGCAAGTGTTACCGTAGGGAACACACCCTTAAACGCGTCGGTGGCAATCAGGTTACGCACCTTACGACCAAAGTCTACTGCGAGATCGGTCGTGTGCGATACCATCATTACTTTTTTGTCTGGGTTACGGCCTAGAAACCACGCAGGAAACATGATAGAAACAAGCTGAGATTTACCGTGTCGAGGCGGTATATTGACGCAAATACGGTCTTTATCGCCCCGCTCAATAGCCATGAGCATGTTAGCTAGCTTTCTGTGATGCTTGCCCACCTTATAGTCGGGCTGCATACGCTTAGCAAACGCAATCAGGTCGTCGTACGCTTTCGCATTCTCGCGGCGCTCGTCTAGTTCTTCAGCGAGTTTAGAGATCTCTTCGACTTCTTCGGGACTGAACGAGTCTATGTTCTCCAGCAGCTGCTGGATGTCCTCGTCAGAAAAGCCTAGGAACTTACTCACCGTCTAGCCCCAGCTCGGCGTCCACGTCTATCGGCGTGTCGTCTATTATTACTGCATCTTCTGCAGCTTCTGGGTTGATGAGCTTCTCCAGCTTGCTGCGCAGGCGCTCGCGAATCTCGTCGCTCGTCTGATGCGTAATTGTCACCTCGGACTTCTCGGCGAACAGCCCAACGTCACTTATCTTACCTAGCAGTTCAAGTGCTCGGATGCGAATACGTGGGTCGGCGTTCTCAGTTTCGAGGAGTAACTTGTTGGTAACGAGGTGTCGTATCTGTGTAGCCGACTCCACAACGGAGTGACTGAATTCTTGCAGGACGTTGTTAGCCAAAATCATAGACGCAGGGCGGATAGTCGCAGCGCGCTTGTTGTTGACTTTCTTAGACGCCTTCTCAGGGTCGTTTGCGTAGGCAACAGCTAGATTAGCGGCCATATCGCGGTCTTCTGCAACGGGTTCGATGTCCAAGCCGTGCTCGCCAAGCTCCAATGCAGTATTGCAGGCAGCTTCAGCTCGCGCTCGCAAGTCAACGTAGGGAACTTTGTCCGAGAATGGCACGCCAATCTCTGGGTCAAGCATCAAGGTCATCAAATTATCCGCAGGTTATTCACCGTTGACGCAGTTTA